TGACCACGAAGAAATTCTCATACAAAACATTAAACTTGTTAAGATGATGTGTGGAGACCCATCAGATAATATTGCCGGCATTAAAAGTTTAGGTGTTAGGAGATTAATTGCACTTGTACCTGAAATAAAAACACAACCATTAACACTTGAAAATCTTAAAGATAAATTCAATATCTTGTTTGAACAAGATAGAGATAACAATCTAATAAAAAACTTAATAACAGGTGTCACTAAACACGGAGTATTGGGAGAGGAGTTTTACAACGTAAATAAACGTATAGTAAGTCTTGATGAACCTTTTCTTACTGAAGAGTCAATAGTCTCAATAAATTCGCTTATGACTGATATAATGGACCCGGAAGGACGTTCTTATAAGAATACAATGAAGATGATGATGGAGGATGGGATATTCCTTTTATTACCAAAATCTGATGATTCTTGGATTAATTTCCTAAACCCATTTTTAAGATTAACAAGAAAAGAAAAAAATAAAAAATTAATAAAAATAAAAAACAATGACTAATCAAGAAGTAACCAAATTCGAATTTATATTAACTTTGGGCAAAAATATAGTTTGCCAAAGATTCTTTAATGTAAGAGACCATAATCCTAAATCTAGAAGGTCGATGGATTTACATGAATATATAAAAGATATTTGTGAAGAAATCTCATATGATTTGAAAACAAAAACTATGGATTATTTAACTGAAAATCAAGATTATTTTTACGGTTTGAGGGGTGCAGAATCCATTGAAGTAGATGAGAAAGAATTTTTTTTATTGGTGATAAAAATAGAAGATAATGTATTTATTCAAAGGATGTTTTCCTCGAGTATCTTTCACCCAAAAGTTAGATACACGGTAGACATTCGCCCAAGCCTGAGGAGATATCTATCGGACTTAACTTATATTTTATCATCAGAGGAACTAGAAACAACATATTTAAATTACAAATTATAAAAAAAACTAATTATGACAGAAAAGAACTTTGGATTTCTCGGAGCATCATTCCAACAGGCACTGATAAGAGCGATTATTGAAGACAAAAAATATGGGGAACAGATAATTGATGTAATCGATAGTAAGTACTTTGATAACAATTCCTTTAGATTTATTATTCAAAATATTAAGGAACATTTTACCAAATATAGTAAAATACCTAACTATGACACTCTGTCACAACAAATTGTGTTAGAGTTAAAAAGTCAAGAAAATGCTAGAATACATTTAGACACAATCTTGGGTATTAAGGAAAACACCCAAGATTTCTCATTAGTAAAAGATGAGGCGTTAAATTTTTGTAAACAACAAAATTTAAAAAAGGAGTTAAAAAGGGTAAATCAGATTATTGACAACGGCTCATTTCAAGAATATAGTACCATTGAAGGTATCATTCAGAAAGCAATGCAAGTTGGATTACCACCCGAAGAATCTATGGATGTATTTCATAATATTGATGAGGCATTAGAGAAGGATAATAGACACCCAATCCCAACCGGAATTGATGGGTTGGACGCTATGTTAAAAGGAGGATTAGGTAGAGGTGAATTAGGAGTGGTTTTAGCACCAACAGGTACAGGTAAAACAACACTATTAACACTTTTTTCAAACACCGCCTATAACTACGATTTCAATGTAGTTCAAATATTTTTTGAAGACAATCCATCAAACATTAAAAGGAAACACTTTACAATTTGGACAGGTATTGAACCAGATGAACAACCAAACAACAAAGATGAGGTAAAACAAAAAGTTGAAGAGGTTAGAGCGAGGTGTACCGGTTCATTAAGTATTGTTAAATTACCAAGTGATTCCGTTACTATTTCGGAAATTAAAACAAGAATCAGAAAACACATTTCTGATGGTAAAAAGATTGACCTTTTAGTTATTGACTATGTTGATTGTATAACACCAGAAAGGTCAGTAAACGGTGAAGAGTGGAAAGGTGAAGGTTCAATTATGAGAAGTCTTGAATCGATGACAAGTGAATTCGACATCGCAATATGGACAGCAACCCAAGGTAACAGAGATTCGATATCATCGGAAGTTGTTACCACCGACCAAATGGGTGGTTCAATCAAGAAGGCTCAAATTGGTCACGTTGTTTTATCAGTTGGTAAAACATTAGAACAAAAAGAACATAATTTGGCAACTATGACTTTATTAAAGTCTAGAATTGGTCAAGATGGTGTGATTTGGCAAAACTGTACATTTGATAATAGATATTTAATTATTAATACCGAATCTCAAAGTACATTATAAGGACATAAAGAAGATGTTCAAAAAGACAACGCAACACGAGCTAAAGATGCATTTATGAAAAGACAAAAGGTCTTGAATCGTGAAAATTAATAACAAAGTAAAATAAAAAAAACAAAACAAGAATATAATTAATTAGTATGGACGAATCACAAAAAATATTATCGGATTTAACAGTATACATGAAGTACGCTAAATACGTTCCCGAATTACAGAGAAGAGAAACATGGGATGAATTGGTAACAAGAAACATGAATATGCACATTAAAAAATTCCCTAAATTAAAAAAGGAAATTAAAGATGTTTATCAATATGTTTATAACAAAAAAGTTTTACCATCAATGAGGTCGATGCAATTTGGAGGTAAACCAATTGAGATTTCACCAAATAGAATTTATAACTGTGCCTACACACCAATAGACCATTTAGATGCGTTTTCTGAAGCAATGTTTTTATTGTTAGGTGGAACGGGTGTTGGGTATTCGGTACAAAAACACCACGTTGAAAAATTACCCGAGATTAGAAAACCAAATCCAAACAGAACCAGAAGATTTTTAATTGGAGATTCAATCGAAGGATGGGCGGATGCAATTAAAGTATTATTTAAATCATACTTTGGAGAACAAGTATCAACTCCTGAATTTGATTTTTCGGATATTAGACCAAAAGGTGCTCAACTTGTAACATCAGGTGGTAAAGCACCAGGACCTCAACCATTAAAAGATTGTCTTCACAAACTACAAGGTATGTTAAGTGCAAAAGAAGATGGTGACAGATTAACCCCAATTGAAGTTCATGATATGGTTTGTCATATTGCAGACGCTGTGTTAGCTGGTGGTATCCGTAGAGCAGCACTTATCTCATTATTTAGTGCTGATGACAACGAAATGATTTCTTGTAAATCAGGTTCATGGTGGGAACAAAATCCACAAAGAGGTAGAGCGAACAACTCAGCGGCACTTGTTAGACATAAGATTACGAAAGAATTTTTCTTAGATTTATGGAAACGTGTTGAAGCTTCAGGAGCAGGTGAGCCTGGTATCTACTTTACAAACGATAAAGATTGGGGAACAAATCCATGTTGTGAAATTGCATTAAGACCAAATCAATTCTGTAATTTATGTGAGGTTAACGTATCTGACATTGAATCACAAGAAGACCTAAATGCTCGTGTTAAAGCTGCGGCGTTCATTGGAACATTACAGGCGGGTTATACAGATTTCCATTATTTAAGAGATGTTTGGAAAAGAACAACTGAAAAAGATGCGTTAATTGGTGTATCTATGACAGGTATTGGTTCAGGTGTGGTTTTAGGTTATAACATGAAAGAAGCTGCAAAGGCGGTAAAAGAAGAAAATACAAGAGTTGCGGAACTTATTGGTATCAATAAATCAGCTCGAATGACAACCGTTAAACCAGCGGGAACAACTTCATTAACGTTAGGAACATCATCAGGAATTCACGCTTGGCACAATGATTATTACATTCGTAGAATTCGTGTTGGAAAAAATGAGTCGATATATGGTTTCTTTTTAAATAACCACCCTGAATTGGTTGAAGATGAATTCTTCCGACCACACGATACTGCGGTTATTTCTGTTCCACAAAAGGCACCGGAAGGTTCAATATTAAGAACAGAAAGTCCATTCCAACTATTAGAAAGAGTTAAGAGAATTACTCAAGAATGGATTAAACCCGGTCACAGAACTGGTTCAAATATGCACAATGTGTCTGCCACAATTAGTTTGAAACCTGAAGATTGGGAATTAGCTGGTGAGTGGATGTGGGATAATAGAGATTTCTATAATGGACTATCGGTACTTCCGTATGATAATGGAAGTTACATTCAAGCACCTTTTACTGATTGTACTAAAGAAGAATATGATAATTTGTATTCAAAACTTCATTCAATTGATTTAAGTAAAGTTATTGAACATCAAGACAACACAGATTTAAGTGGTGAGTTGGCTTGTTCATCTGGCGGATGTGAAATTAAATAACGAAAAAAATAAAAATAATTATGAAGGGGATGGTCGAAAACTTTCCCCTTCTGATTTTTATATAGAGGACGGTAAATATGTTTTTACTGAGGAGTTTCACTTAAAACGAGGGTTTTGTTGTAATTCGGGATGTAGACATTGTCCTTATAAAAAGAAATTGGGTGGCTCCCTTAATGGTTCGCGGCCGACCGCTTTTTCTTATTTATTACTATTTTATCTTTGTTTATATTTATTGGTATGGCATCATACGGTATAGATTTTCCATTCAGACAAAGCCCCAAGGGAGATTTTTTTAATATGACGGAAATACCCGAAAGGGAGATTAGAGCAAATCTAATACACTTAATTCTTACAAGGAAGGGTAGTAGATATTATTTACCCGATTTTGGTACGAGATTATATGAATTTATATTTGAACCAAATGACCAAATTACGTTTAACCAAATAGAAGACGAAATAAGAACATCGGTTAGAAAGTTTATTCCAAATTTAGAAATTAAATCAATCACTGTTACTGCGGCTGACCAAGACCCAGACGAGTCTGTTAGTGTGAGTGAAGATGAGGACTCAAGATTATTTAGAGTTTCAAGTTATTCCACAAAACCTTATACCGCTAAAGTAAGAATAGATT